CGTCTTCGTCTTCATCCTCTTCTTTTGGTGATGGTTTTTTCTTGTCTTTCTTCTTCTTCTTTTTCTCTTCTTCATCTCCACTCGATGTGCCATAAAGAATGGCCTTTAGAGTATCATAGTCCAACACTTCAAGAAGAGAATCAAGATCCAAAGCTGAGTCAAGGATTTTCTTACTCAATTCCTCATCCCGTTTCACGAAATCAACTTTACTGCATTGGAGGTATGCTCTTCCAAGGAAACTTTTTTCTTTGAATCGAACTTTCAGATAGCAACCATCCGGGTAGTAGAAATCCAACTTGTCACAGTCAGCCATTTCCTCGTCCAATGCATCATCGAACATGGCTTTGCTAAAATCCATCAAAGCCACTTTGTTCTTCTTCTCTGGATGTCGAACATTGTAGAGGACCCTTTTCTTGCTTTTCAGTCCTCTCATTTCGTCTTCGTTCACATCTTCATCCTTGGACAATGCTTTGTATTCTTCACAGATGGGACATTCCTTGTTGATTCCTGGGGTCCTAGGACAAAGAACAGTTTTCTCTTCAGGTCCCACAGAAAAATGGATCCAGACTTCCCTGCGATACCAGTATTTCCCTTTACCAATACCATCAGGATGATTCTTGATTTTCACAATATAGGGAATGATATCCAAAAGTCTGGTTGTCTTTTTCACCGAGAAGAAATCTACACCTTCAGGGACCTTTAAAGCCAATCCTCCTCCCCTTTCCTTATTGGCTAGTCGTTTGCGTTGGACTTCTCTTGCTTCTTCACGTTCTTTTCTGTTTTTCTTTCCCATTTTAATCTATCCTCCTTTTCGTTTAGTTCTTCTAGATGCAACCTTTACCTGTTCTTCACGAATCCGTTTGGTTCTAGAACTTTTCCACTTCTTTACTTCACCTCCTAACTCTCGGGGTTCCCGAGGTTTGGCGTTGTATTCCAGACTAATCAATTTCACTAGATTTTCTAGAGCTGACCGTTTTTGATGAAATGATGATACAGCAACACGAATCATATCAGCTTCATACACAGCCTCCAGATATTCTTTTTTTGCTTCCTTATACTTTGGGCTATTTCTTACAGCAGCATCCACTTTGGCGTCACTCATTCTGTCAACATTAGGCAAACCTTTTTTGTTGAAATGCAAAATCAGTTCGGCACGTAGCGTTTTCAGCTTTTCGTGTTTACGTGCTGTCTTTCTGTCAGCAATGGTTTGTTGTTGACTATATCGTAAAAAGAGAGATGGTTGTCGAAGCCATTCAATGTCCAAAGACTCGGGATCAATTTCTATATCCTTTTCAAAATCGAGATCATTTTCCATTTTCATTCTCCTTTCTTTTAGCTTTTACGTCCCCTTTTAATAATAATACACTTCACATGGATAAAATAACTCAACATCTTGTTACTAACCAGTACTAATTTCTGTCCATGCATCATACAGAGAAGAAAGAAGCCCTGGCCATCCGCTGTCGTATGTATGTTCACGTAGGTTTGACATAAGAATACCAATGAAAGGATCGTCTTTATTGAGGAGAGTAGAGTAACAATAACCAAGAACGGCTCTTCTCACTGTTTCTGATTGCTCTTCTTTTAGATCTTTTACAATGTTAGTAATTGTTTTCCAACTTGATCTTTTTATCAAAGCTCTGCACAGTTCTATTGTTTTCTTATCAGTCTCTTCCATAGTTGTTATGGTTTCAAGCATTTGTTCTTTATCCAATCCTCGTATTTTATCTAATAGGATAAGAGCTGTACGAGGTATTCCATCAGATGTTTCTATCAATTTTGTTCTGACTTTTTCAGGTAGTTGAATTTTTTCCTTTTCAGCTACAGTGTCTAATAACATTCCCAATTTTTTGGAAGACAATGGATTGACTTCAAATATCATGCAACGATTTCGTATCGTAAGAAGCAGCCGGCCAGGTTCTGTAGTAGCAAGCATAAGGTATACATGTTTAGGTGTATCTTCTAGAGCCTTGAGTAATGCGTTCTGTGCGTCATTAGTCATTTTGTGACATTCATCTAGAAGATATACCTTGCTGCCCTTTTCTAGTGGTACGAGTTTCATCATCTGTCGTATTTCTCTTATTGAATCTATACCTCTATAATCGGCAGCATCCACTTCATGAAAGTCGATATCGGAACATCCTATTCTGCGACTCAGTAGACGAGCCAATGTGGTTTTTCCGCAACCGGAAGGTCCCACAAAAAGAAAGCTGTGAGGCCCATTCTTTTTTGACAATGATTTCAATGCAATTTTGGTTGTTCTATTCCCTAGAAATTCTGACAACTTTTTTGGTCTGTAATCCGTGTGCAGTGGCATCAGTATCTCCTTTGGAATACTCCTCCAGACATTTCTCTTGCCATTGAATGGCAAACCTCATTTTTGCAAATTGGAAAATTTGCCGGTTTTCCATTATCCTGCCACTTAGGATTGTATCGTTTCAGCCTTCGACCACAGAATATGCATCTTTTGCGTTTTGCTCCATCTTTAATTTTCAACATCTTAAAGTTTTCTATTTGTCTTCTTCTTACTTTCCGATGTCCCTTTGTTGTCAGAGAATGTTTATCTGTAATCAGATTTTGCTGTTTCAAACCATAAATAGTAATCGCATGGATGTTGTGAATTACATGTTTATCGATATGCATTTCATACTCTAGCATATCTCCCCCTACTTTCCGATAAATAGTATACCCATTGGCTAGTGCGTTAACGACTAACTGTTCTTGATTTGTCATACCATTCCCCTTCTATTAATTTCAACTTTTTTCTTTTCATACCAAGAACCATCAATAGGAGCCAATTCTGCTTTGATATCTAAGGGAACAATAATCCATTTCCATGCCTTACGTAATTCTTTGCACATCACCCAGTGTACCAGAATAAGCAACTCCTCTATTTCTTCAGGCACACAATCAAATATAATTGAATCATGAATCTGTCCTACTATAATGCTTTTCATTTTGCGTTTTCGCATTTCCTTATCCAGTCGGATCAAAGACCAAAGAAGGCAATGAAAAGCAGAACCTTGTATAGGATAATTAACTACTTCATTTCTTTTCAAGGCTCCTGAACATCTGAAACCCGTAAGAGTATCCATGAAGCCTTGCTGTTCGTATTGTTGAATCCATTCCTTTTTCCATTGATTGTAAACTGGGAACTTCTCTTCCCAGAAGTTCTGTTCCACAGTATGTATATGTGATAAGAATTTATCAAAGTTTTTTATACCCTTATTCTTAAGATGTTTTTTCAGGTTTATTCCATTGTCTTTTCTAACAAGACTAAGAGTGGAAATGTTTTTCCACAAAGATTTGGCACAATCTTGGTACCAATCACCATAAAGTTCGGGAAATACAAATCCATTCTTTGCGCTATATCTAGTATCATCTGTTACTTGTTTCCTTTCAAGCAGATAACATTCCATGGCAAGATCTTGATGTAAATCCTTTTTCTTATCCTTGAGATATAACAACATATTTGGATCTTTGTGATAACAACTTGATATGTGAACTTCAATGCTGTCATAGTCCACTTCCAATAGTTGGCGTCCAGGACGTGGTATAAATGCGCGTCGGACTATTTTTCGTATATTTGGTAGACGTGTTGGTATGTTATGAAAATTAGGATTGTTACTGCTGCTTCGGAAAGTGATAACAGTATTGAGATTGAAAAACGGATGGAGGACACCATCTACAGTTTCTCGTATAATACCTTCAAGAAATGTATCTCGTGCGTTTTTGAGAGTTCGATATTTTACTAGCTTTTCAGTCCACGGAAGATTCAAGTTTTCCAAGGCACTTTTGTCTACACTTGGTGTTCCCTTGAGTGATTCCTTTGTGGGTCGTAAGTGCAAACGATTATATAGAATGTGCCGCAACTGATAGTCATTGTTCAGATTGAATTTATTTCCATACACTTTTTGCCACAATCGAACTTCCTTGTTGGTAAGGAGGTTCCTTTCAACTTGAAATAATACCTTTGTGAGTCTCTCTTGTTCTTTAATACAATAATCTGTATCAATATGCAAACCTTCCCATTCTGCTCGTCCCAGAGCTAGTATTCCTTCATGTAAAAGTTTATATCCTTCTTGATTTATAGGAGTATATTTAACCATCGTTTTCCCTTATAGTCCCACTTGTATACTTGTTGTGTTCCTGTTACTTTGCTTTTCTGATAAATGTAGACAGATCTATGATCTTTGAATTGTGGAACTTTAAACTCAAGTACAAACCAAAGATCCCAAGTAGGTCCACAAAGAATAGCTTCCTTGGTTGCGATAAAATAATCAGTAGGAAATATTCTATGGTCGTCAGGCAAAGGCCCTGCTGTTGTTCCGGGTTTATATTCTTCTGGATAATCGTATAGATTATATCCTTTCTTCCGGAGTCTCATTTGTCTTGTTCCCCATCTGCTGCTTTGTTATTTTATATGTGTACAATGCATCCAAAGCAACATACATCTTTGCCTCTGTGGGATTTGCTCCCTTTATGGTATTGAAATTGTTTGCTCCTAAATTGCCTCTTCCTTTTAGATATGGTCCTACAGCATCATCATATCCAACTTCACCAAATCGTGTATAAACCAAAAATTTTAGTCCTGTGGCACCTCTACGATTATCTTCCATGTGGGCAGCTAACATTGAGTCATGAACCCACCTTTTTGGCCAGGCACCAAAAATGGCACGAGACCAAGAAGATTCAAACTTGATATTGTGTCCACTCATTTTTATTTTCTTGGAACATAACACTTGCTTTAGTAATTTGTGTATCTGTTTACTATAAGCAAATCCATAGGTACATTTACTGTTGGTAGCAATGCCACAATAAACAATTTCATGGCCTTGAAGATGTGGTTTCAATCCTGTAGTTTCATAATCTATAGAAATCATTTCTGGAGGATCGTCTAACAACTTTTCAAGCATTTCATTGGCTTTCCTTGTTGTTAGAATTTTCACATATTGTCTTTCGTCTGTATACTTTGGCAGTTTTTTCTTGTATTGTTTAACAGCACCTTCCAAATCATCTAGGAACAGCTTTTCAAACAACAAACCTTCATTCCGCATAGCAAAACTAGGATGATACATAGGAAATACCCAACAGTTGGTTTTTCTATCTGGAATGTGCCATCCACGCCATCGTTCCATTTTCCCCAAATTGTCTCGGCTCCATCTATGATGTAAAAAACTGTGCAGAGCGCAACGTCCCATCAGGAAAATAGCTTTCGGTTTCTTTTCTTGGATAACGTTCCATACTCTTTTACGACAAGCGATAATTTCTTTTGGCCTAGGAGCTCTATTTCTTGGAGGACGGCAGTTGATAGAATTTATCTTGTAGAAGTCCTGATGCAATCGCATTCCAAAATCATTCAGATGATCTTCCAAATACATACCAACTTCCCCAACCAACTGGGTACCTTTTTTGTCCTCATCTGCTCCAGGTGCTTCAGCAATGATAAGAATGTTCTTTTTCCCTTTTCCACCCACATCCATTCTAGGACTCTTGCAGGTCTTGTACAATCCACATACGGAACAACCCCTTGTGTTTATTTTAGTATTCGTATTTCCGGACCCATGAGCTCCTGACAGCGATGTATTAGTCCTAACAGGGAAAAAATTGCTCATATTTAATCCTTATCCAAAAAAGTTGATATACCCTTGTGCCGTTTCAGTCCCTGAACGTATGCTTTTTTCCACTGTACCATTACTTCTGTTCGTACTGCTTTTCCATTCCTATCCCTTGGAAAACCTTTCCAAGGACATGTCTTTGTAGGACTGCTGTGTTTTTCTATTACTGTGACAAATGGAAAATGCTCTTTGGCCAGGAAGTTGGAAGACTTTTTCATCACATCGGCAGTTCGATATCTTGACACACCACCTTCTGCTCCTAACCCAGGATCTGTAAAGGCATACTTGTAGAAAACACGATTCTTGTATCCCAATTTCAACCAACTGATATTGAGATGTACATCGCCAAAGACAAAGGGTTCGAGTGGAGCAAGATTGACTCTTGTATGTCGAAACAATTTCACATCCATAGACCAACTGCCATGGATGGCTTGATTTTCTGCATAGTCAAATTCCACTTTGTCATTCATATATCGTTGGCTTATTCCAACTAGAGATATTCCTTTTCTGTGTTGTTTAAGAATATCATCCAACATGCACCACATATCTTTTTCATTGGATATGGTGAGTTTGGTTTTCTTAGGATCACGACGGCACATAAATCTCTTATCATCATCTATAAACCAAAGCCATCTTGTTTTGCATAACATTTCTATTGTATACATCTTTTGATTCCATACATATTTTGGCACCCATTTAGGCAAACGTAGTACGGGCCAATCATTATGTTTTTGGTATTCATAGTATTCATCACTTGGTACAACTAGAAAACAGAACTCTTTCCATTGTTGTGGCATCTGTTCTGTAACCTTAACATAATTGGCTCGTCCTGAGGAATTGACAAAAATTGTAATCTCATCTTTTAAGAAAGGACGAGATGCCACCTTTTTTCGTTTTGTTCTTGCCATGTTCGTATGCTTTCTTCCATGAAATGACAACGTCTTTGCGTGTCTTCATTCCTTCCCATCCAGATTTGCTTGTCTTTTCTACAACACGCACACAACCAGGATGTAATTCGGAAAGTTTTCTAGCAGCATCTGCTTGCACTTCTCTTGTTCTATATGAAGAGCAACCTCCTTGTGCTCCAGAAGCCTTTTGACTCCATGCATATTTGTATGTTACACGATTAGGATATCCCATGCGAAGCAGACTAAGAGTGACATCGAAATCTTCCATGACAAGAAGACGATCAAATCGAACTCCTGCCTCTCTGAATCGCTTTGCATCGTACGCATATGCATTGTTCATTCGATGAACATCAATATGATTTTCTTCCACATGATTATTACCTCCCTGACGGGAAATGCCCACGTGCATATATTCTTCTTCCTTCATCCACTTTCTTAACAATTGAAACATCCCGTTTAGATCTTCAGGTTCACAACGAGACAACTTTATTCCCTTGCCCTTACGCATAGAAAAAGTCAGATCATCATCCAGCATAACAACATACCGATCTTTAGGGTTCTCCATTATCCATTGTCGTGTAGTTGCTATTTTACATATATGCTTGGGAGTTACTATTACACGATCCCCATACCGTTCCCGATAGTGGCGTGCTTCTCCATAGTCTACTACAAGCCATGTGCGTTCTAACCACTTTTTGGGAATGCTTTCCAGGGTTTTTTGTTCATTCCATCTATCAAATGTTGGTATGTAGATATGCACGTGTTTCACTCCCGTCTATCTTTTCAGATTAATTCCTTCCCTCTTCCATCTTTCTTCGTACTCATGGGGTTGATATCTAAAAACAAGATTGCCTTCATTGTCTGTTCCGATAGGCATCATCTTTCCATGAAAATAGTTTCTAGGATTAGCATAGCTTTTCAGATTGTTCCATTGCATTTGCAATATTAATCTCTGTGTCAAATTCATCCTTTCAGCGCAACACTTTTCAATGACAGAAATATGATCATTAGCCAATAGTTTATCATCCAAATATGTTTCATCAGCGAAAACTTCTCTAAACTTAAACAAACATAGTTCTCCTGTGGTATGGTATTTCTTTCTCGCTTCTTTTAGATGATATGTCAGCTGGCTACGTGTCCAATTTTCCAAACCTCGATTGGCTGGATATGAATCTGGCATTCCGCAACAGCTGCCGGATGTGTTTAGTTCTTTGAAATCAGGATCACTACAAGCAAAAACTAATTTTCTTTCTGCACAGAATTTATATACTCGTTTAACATGAGGTTCTTTCACATCACGATTTAATCGCAAGTATCCTCCTCTTTCTTTTGGGCTGAGTCGGCTGAAATATTTCATCATGTCCTTTGCTCCTGTTTGTTTGCCAAGCCAATCATAGCGAGTTTTCATTCCAATAGTGGCTCGAACATCCAGAGCAAAGAATTCCATACTCACACCATTAATCCCTGCCTGATAAGCTCGATCAAGCAATTCATCTATACAATCTTCACTTATCCCAATTATGTATGGTCGGAGACGCAGAATAGTCCAGTATCCCATCTCGCTCAACATCTTAATGGCTTCCAATCGTTTAGATACGTTAGGAACGCCTATTTCCACTTTCCTAGCCATATCTTCGTCTCCAGTTATAATACTTACTTGGAAAGCAAAATTTCGTTGGCTGCTATATTTAGTGAACAGACGACGATACTGTTTCATAAATACAGCATCTCCTTTGAAGCTGAATAGAGTAGGATAGTTCTCTTCTCCTAGAGCTTGGATTAATGGGTATCCTACAAGGTTGGCTCTTTCAAAGAAACAGAATGGATCTGCTAGACCGCCCCAATGGAGAAGGAATTTTTGTTTGTAAAAGTTGTTGTAAAAAGATCTTTCTAGTTGGTTGTGTGGACGGCCTCGAATACTATTAATCATCCTATCTATATTTACTGAACCTAAGGAACGGTCCTTAATGGCAGGATTGTTGCTTTTGAAATAATAAGCAAAGCAATATAGACATCCTAAAGAACAGTAACTGAAATGGTCGAAAGTCATAGGCATAGAACAGTCGGCAATTTCACTACTCACTCGGGGAGAGTTATATCCTTTAGAGCCTATCTTCAGTCCTTTGTTTTCCCGAACCCATCGTTGACTTTCCTTAATGATCTCCGTATCGAGTTCGGACAGATTTGATGTTTTCACATTCGATTTTCTTTTTCTTTTTGTCATACTTAATGGTTCCTTTGTCTAATGCACAAAGAAATGCTATTAGCTTGTCAATGTTTACTGTGCTTTGTTCTATGTATGTAGATACACGAAAGTGTTGTTTCCACAGTTTGAAACTTTCCTCGTCTGGAAAAACAATTTTCAATGTCAGTTTATCAATATCACAATGACGCCCAGCTCCTTGTCCTGTGTAAGGAGGCAAGTGTTCTGGTTTCAGCATTTCACTTTCTAATTTTCGAATCTCTTTCTTGCTCTTCCCTTTTGACAGTTTTTGAAACAACTCTGTTCGACTTTCTCCTTTGTTCCTTTTTCCTACAAAGTCTCGGATTCCACTCATAGCTATATCCTTTTCAAATAGCAACAGGAGTCAGTGCCCACAAGACATTGTCAGCGACTGTGATAACCAAAGGAGAATCTGATCCCATTCTTAACACGGATAGTTTTTCTTTTTCAATCTCTTTGATAAGATATCGAAAGATGGGTACAAGATATTGAGTATACACTTCAATTGAAAATTCTTCTTTCGATGAAACCGAGCCGGCTGGCAGAAAGAACCGTTGATTGTCTTCCTTCTTACTTCCTACAGAAATCTTTCCTCCGGATATTTGCCACAATACTCCTTTGCTTCCTATAAGTGAAGCGTAATAGAGAAAGTCCTCACAGAATCGTTTTGTCAAATGATGTTTGTACTTGGTGTTACTTTCCAGTTTCTCCTTGGACCCTTTCTGTTTCACAGAAGTTGGGACCATGTCCTTTTCCATCAAAGTCAATTCCACGCTGCCTCGAGACTTTCTCCTTAGTTTGAAACGTCGATCTTTTATAGTGCAAGTGATAGTCTCTTCCGCTGCCGTTTCCAGAAAGTTGCACAGAACACCAAGATTGGGAATACCAACAACCATATCCTCCAATCCTGGAACAGGCCCAGTGCTGTATACGTACATGCTGTTGCCCATGTCTATGGCTTCCACTGTTCCTGTTTCGTTTTTAATAACCAAAAGACATTCCTCTATCAATCCTTTGAGATGGATACATTCCAGAAGGGTCAACAGTTCTTTGCCTTGAAATTTCATTGTTTATCTCCTACATAAAAATAAGTTCGTATACAAAAAAAGAGCCACAGAGGGCCTTGTAGCTCCCTGTGGCTCTTTCTTTTTTAATCGTCTCCATGTGTGTGCGTGAGTGTATGGAGAAGTTTAGGTCTTGGGAGTGGCTTGCAGCTTGCCACTCTTCTTGCCAACCTTGACCACATAGCCAGCATTTTCCAGACCACGAATGTTGCTTCGCAGCTTACTCAGAGCAGCTTCCTCCGTCCGGTCTGGGAAGGCTTTGCGGATAGCCTTGATGATGGCCTCTTCAGTAGCTCCCTTGTTGAGATGTTCATCAATGACGGCAGTGATTGTTCCGGGACGATGGCCAAAGCACGTTAATTCCTTCTCCTTCTTCTCTTTCTTCTCCTTCTTGGGGGTCTTCTTCTCTTTCTTCTCCTTCTTGGGGGTTTTCTTCTCTTTCTTCTCTTTCTTCTCTTTCTTCTCCTTCTTCTCCTTCTTCTCCTTCTTGGGGGTTTCGACTTTCTCTTTGTTCTTCTTCATTTTCTTCTCCTTCTTTCCTTTCTTAGTGGGTGGTGGGGTTTTTTCCTCATCCTCGTCTTCGTCTTCGTCTTCATCCTCGTCTTCGTCTTC